TGAAGATCCCACAAGCCTGATTCCGAACGCAGTCTGAACCATGCCATCATTTACAGTCACGCACCAACAAGTGTTGGACAATGTTGGCGTGGTTCAGACCCTCGAATCTACCGATGTTCTCATCGGACAGAATGTCACCATCTCAGGATGTTCCTCAACGATTAACGGCACTCGCAAGGTGTTCCAGATTCCGATCTACTTGTTCACTGGTGTATCTGCCGAAGGCGACTATCTATTCAACACCAATGTAGTCATCAAGAATCAGATCCTCTTCCAAGTTACTGCTGCCGACCTTCCTCGCAATGAAGTTTCCCCGGTAGGGAATCTGACTTGGACAGTGCCAACATCTTGCACTTGGATCACAGTGGCGATGCTCACCGAGTTCCTTGGAATCAGCGGCGCGACCGCTAATGACACCGCCTTCATGACAACCTCAGTCAATGCGAGCAACGCGTACTGCTTCAAGCGCAGATCTCAGGCTGGATACCATGACTCAATGACAGTCGTTCCAGACGCGGCCGTACAAGCGGGCGCAGTGTTAATGGCGGCTTCGCTGTATCGAGAGCGTGGTTCTATTGACTCCTTCGCGAGTTTCCAAGACATGACGATCTCCGCACCAGTCGCATCCATGGGGCGCATCAACTCGCTTCTCGGCATCAAGAGAGCGCAAGTGGCATGAGATGCCAGCGAACCTTCTCTACAACTCGGCCACTGTCTATGACACCGATCAGTTCACTTACTCTGGCATGACTATCTCCGAGGGACTCTTCCGCGACACCATCACAGTGATCGCCGACTCTTTGAGTGCGCTCGCTCTCGTACCAGTGACCGACCCACGCAACGCACGCCCGCTCACCGTGTTTGTGGAACTTCCCACCTTCACCGCGTTCAACAATCAGATCGCCGACATCACTTGCGACATTCGAGTCCTCGGTGCGCCTCCCGGTAACAGCGATGTCACTAACTACATTTTGACCGTTGTCGATACCATCATGGATTCTGAGATCGCAGTCCTCTCAGGATCACCCAGTGTCGCCCAGATCGGTTCACAAGAACTTCCCGCATACGACCTCACAATTCGGATCGCTGCTCAGCGAGTCCCTTAAACAAAGGAAACAAAGAAATGGCAACTACCGCAACTACTTACCTCGCCAATCCGACCGTCATGATCGGGGCCGTGGATGTCACCGCAATGTGCAATAGCGCGGTCTTGACAGTCGGCTACGACTCGCTGGAATCCACAACCTTCGGCGACTCGGGCCACTTGTATGTCAAGGGCTTACAGTCCGTCGGCGTTGAACTGACGCTCTTCGATTACTACGGCACAGGCTCCGCAGAAGCAACACTCTTCGCCGCAGTCGGCACAGGAACCACCACTCTGGTGATCTCCCCAGCGGGCGCATCCGAATCGGCAACGAACCCGGAATACACGATCACCAACGCGATGATGGCGACCTTCACACCGATCAACGCAACCGTCGGCGAACTGTCCATGATCAACGCATCCTTCACTGGTGGCACATTCGCACGCGACATCACCCCATAGTCCAAGGAGACCCGACATGATTGGAATGACCCTCAAGGTTGAGATGCTCAACGGTGAGACACACGAGGCCCCAGTGACCTACGGTGTCGCATCGCGTTGGGAAGACCAACACCCACAGACATCGGTCTCCAAGTTCTTGGAAGACATGAAGTTCAAGCAGTTGGCATGGCTTGCGTGGGATGCGTTGCGAACAAAGAAGATCACAGTCAAAGTCTTCGGGCAGTTCTTGGATGAAGTCGGAGACATCACCTTCATCCCAAAAGCGGAGGGAAAGTCGGAAGGGCCACCAACCTGATCGCACAGTTAGCGGTCAGGACTGGGATCAGCCCGTTGGATCTGATGGAGACACCGCCACACATAATTGATGAGATGATCCGTCTCATTGTTGAGCAGAACGAGAAGAAGTAATGGCCGTAGATCTGACCGCGAGCATGGAGATCAAAGGACTCAAGGAGTCTCTGAAGATCATCAACAAAGTGGACAAGAAACTACGCCTCGAGATAGGTCGCGACATTAAGCGCATCGGTGAGAAGACCGTTGTCGCCGCCATCAACGAGTTGATTCCTCCCGGTGCGCCCATGTCAGGAATGGAGCACCGCAAAAGGACTGGCTGGTATAACTCCAAGAACAAAGGTGTCAAAGTCAAGACGAACACTCGAGGTGCGCGGAAGCGCAACATCGCCAAGGGTGCGCAGTATGAGACCATCGCAGTGATCACGGTCGGCACTACTGGCGCGGCTCTTGCAATGATGGACATGGCAGGCAAAAGATCAAGCGCAGGCGAAGGGCCACGGGCGCGACCCAACTTTGTGCCATTACTGAACGAGCGTCTCGGTCGTGGGCCGTCTCGATTCATGTGGGCTGGTGGAGAGAAAGCCATACCAGACTTCCAGCGTGAACTTGGCCCTACTATTGACCGTGTGATCTACCGATCCAACCAAGAACTCATGAAGGTGCGCTAATGGCAATCAACCTCCCAATCGTCACGCAGTTCTCGGACAAAGGACTCAAGGCCGCCAAGGCCGCCTTCGCTAACTTCAAGACCGACGTTTCCAATGCCACGGGCGCGATGGGCAAGTTCAAGGCTGGATCCAATGCTGCTCTCGGCGCAGTCAAGGCGAACGCTGGAGCGTTAGCGGTCGCTGGAGGTGCGGCCATCGCAGGCTTCGCAGTGAAAGCCATCGGACAGTTCCAAGACCTCGCTCTGGCATCAGGCAAGTTCGCCGACGCGACAGGGCTCTCCGTTGAGAACGCTTCACGCTGGACTGAAGTCGGTGGAGACATTGGCATCGGTGCCGATTCCATTCAGACTGCGCTCGGCAAAATGAACAAGACTCTCGGCACCACTCCCGAACTCTTTAAGGAATTGGGTGTGGATGTAGTCCGAACTGACTCGGGCCTCACCGATGTGAACGGAACCTTCTTGGCGGTCATTGACCGATTGAAAGAGATTAAGGATCCCGCCGAGCGCGCTCGAGTGGCGGCGCAACTCCTCGGCAAGGGCTGGCAAGAGATGGCGCAGTTCATTAACCTCGGCTCCGCTGAACTTCAGAAGTCCCTTGACTCGGTATCGGGCGCGCAAGTGATCTCCGATGAAGAACTGAGGAAAGCAAAAGAGTATCGAGACACCATGGATGAACTCGGTGACTTGTGGAGTGGCTTTGTGACTGACGCTGGTGGCGTGTTTGTCGCCATGGTAAACGACTTCAAGGAAGGGACATCTTCTTGGGAGGGCTTCAGCAACTCACTCTCTCGAGGAGCAGTCGGACAGGCTCTCGGCAAACTCACTGGACTCTTTAACGACAACGAGGAGCAGGCAAAAGCGACCGCTACTGAAGCGAAGCGTCTTGGTGATGCCTATGCGGGCTATGTCGGCTCAAGGCTTGAAGAGACCCGGCAAGCGTTAGCAAAAGTGAACGGCGAACTGGAAGATCAGGATGGCGAACTGTCCACTCTGACAAAAGAATGGCAGAAGTTCCTTGGTGTTCTGGACACTGAGGAAGCGTTCGCCAACCTTGAGGAATCGCTCGGCGCAGTGTACGAGGCAGGCATTAAGGCGTTCGGTGGAGGTGCCGAAGAAGTCGCCAAGTATGAGCAAGAAGTCCGAGATCACATTCGAGCAATCGCCGACCTTGCCACCGCGCTCAGTCTGACATTCGGTGAACAAAACCGACTCAAGATCTATGTGGACACTGGTGATCTTGCGGCCGCTGACGAGTACCTCGCAAGGATTCAGAGAGGCTTCGGCGTGGATCTCGGCTTCGGTGTCGGCATCCAAGGAGCGCGCGCTAACGGTGGCTCAGTCATGGGCGGAGGTTCATACCTTGTCGGAGAGCGCGGCCCAGAGATCTTTACACCAGCCTCCAGCGGAATGATCACACCGAACTCGGCAATCGGTGGCAACACCATCACAGTGAATGTTCAAGGAGCCGACCCTCAAGCAGTCGTCAGAGCCCTCCAAGACTACAACCGCACCGCAGGCCCGATCCCCGTGAACACTCGAGGCAACTGATGACCAAACAAGTCTGGCAAGTGGAACGGTTCTCAACTGATGTCACTAACCAGATTGAATCCCTCAACTACTTCACGGGCAGGCGCACCCAGTTTGATTCTTGGTCACCCGGCTCACTGGTGTTCACCATCCACAATGACAACGGCGAAGC